AAAAAACACAATTATGGGAGCATGTCAATTTAAAGAAAGAGGAACTGGTAAAACAGCACAAGAAGTATATAGAAAACTTTGTGAAATAGCTGAAGAAGAATATGGTCATCAAGAAGGATATAATGGTACCATTAGCACTACAAGTGGATTTAGAGATGAAACAGAAGCATATAATAAAAGCAAGTTTAAAGATGTATCTGCTTACATATACAATAGATTTGATAGTCATAGTATGGGCAAACGTGATTGTTCAGCCATATGTGTTAGACAACCTGTTGATAATAAGAACAAGACTAAGTCACAAGTGGAGCACATTGTAACACCTGGTACCAAGAAGTGGATACTTAAATATGTAGTGTACGATTCACATAATGATAGAATGATAGCTTCTTGTAATACAAAAGGTGAGGCTGTTACTAAAGCTAGAGCTTATACAGAGAAAACTACAACTCCTACAAACATATGCATGGAGAAGAGCCTTGAGAAAGGTAATAGAACAGTAGCTAAGATAACATACAAGAAATCTACAACAGAAAGAGATGGTGAGTGGGTATTCTTTGGTTATGCAGCAGAATAAAACTAAATAACCTATGAAATTATATACAGAAGAACAAGTAAGACAAATGCTATCAATTTATATGGCTAATGTATTATTAGATGTAGATGGCAAAATGCCAACTGTTGATGAAATATTAAGTTATAGAACACCAATAGAACTGCCAAGTGATTGGGATATAGATAAAGAAGCATTTAAAGTGCCATTTGATGGTAGTGATAACTTTTATGATAAAAGTTTTATTAAGGGCGCTAAATGGATGAAAGAACAAATACTTAACCAAAACAAATAACCTATGACAATTTTGCATATAAGCGATACCCATTGTATGCATGATCAATTCCCTGAAAAAAGATTTGAAGGAATAGACATGGTGATACATAGTGGTGATTGCTCTAATAGTCCATTCTTAGCATCTTCTAAAAGAGAGATAACAGAGTTTTTAGAATGGTATGAAAAGGTGCCTGTCAAGTATAAGATATTTGTAGCAGGTAACCATGATACAGCTATTGATAGAAAACAAATAGAATATTCTGATATGATATTAAAAGATATCATCTACTTAGAGAATGAATCTATTGAGATAGAAGGTCTGAAGATATGGGGAAGCCCTATCACACCAACGTTTGGTGAATGGTCTTTTATGAAGGCTAGAGACAAAACACATTTTGTATGGGATACTATTCCAGATGATACAGATATATTAGTTGTACATGGACCACCTAAAGGTGTACGTGATCTTACATACAATAGAGAAAACAAACTTGAAATGTGTGGTGATAAAGCTCTTGCAACAGCTGTGATGAGAGTGAAGCCAAAGCTAGTGCTATTTGGACACATACATAACTTTAAGGATATTGAAAATCAGGGAGTTAGCACTTACCATAGGCTACCAAAGACAACGTTTTCTAATGCATCATGCGTAGAAGATGGAAAGTTTGCTTATGGATTAACATCATTTGGTAATATATTTAAATTATAAACTATGGATATATCAGCATGCAATGGTGGTAGTTGTCTATTAAGATTAAACTGCCACAGATACACTTGTAAAAAAGAAGAACTAGGACAATCCTATTTTAGTGACCCTCCATATAAATTAGACTTTATGTTTGATGAAAATAATAATGGTCTTGGTGTTGCAACATTAAGTTGTTCTTATTTTTGGAACAATAAAGAATATAAAGATGAAAAACCTAAAAATAAATGATGATTGGGAAAGAGAATCCCTCAAGGATTTAGTATATTTGCAGGAGGAAATAGCTACAATTGAGCAGGACATGCACAAATTTCTTAACAGACAACCTGCTAAGATAGAAGTTATTGACAGGGACAAAATACTAAACAGAAAACATGAACATCAAAATGACGTTCTCCCATTTTGAGGAGCTAATTAAGTCTGGGTATAGCCTAGACATGTTATTTTTCATTATGTTAGTTGAAGATGGATCAGATGTAAACAGTCTATGTGAAGCACCAAAGATAAAGATGCTCCACCAAACTGTACGCAGAAAAGGTCTGTTGTCAGAAACTAATAAAGTTACTATTCTTGGTAAGGAACTACTTGCTTTTCTAAATGAAGAACAGGAAACAAAGATGCCTAAGAAGAAGAAAACAGATACTGACTTTGATAAGTGGTGGAGTGTGTATCCAGGTACAGACACATTCACTTACAAAGGACAGTCATTTACAGGTACACGCAGCATGCGTGCAAAGAAAGAAGAATGCAAAGTGAAATACAATAGTACACTTGGAGAAGGTGATTACACAGCCAAAGAGCTAATGGCAGCTTTGGAATATGAAATCCTACAGAAGAAAGAGAATTCAATCAAGACAAAGACTAATAGACTTACATTTATGCAGAACAGTCTCACCTATCTCAACCAGAGGTCATTTGAACCCTTCATTGAGTTGATAAGAGATGGTAAGACAATCAAAGAATCTGCTGAACCAATTAAAGGAATGGATATATGAGTTTTGAAGATTTAAAACGAGAAGTTCAAGCTGGCTTAGATGGTAGAAACAATGGCATACCTATGGGCTTTGAGAGATTGAACAAATATATTGGCATCAGAAAAGGTATGTACACTCTGATTGGTGGTCTCACTGGTTCAGGCAAGACTAGCTTTGTAGATGATGCTTACGTTTTAAATCCATTTGATTGGTTTATCAGTCAGAAAACTCCAGGAGTTAAGCTAAAGATTATCTATAGATCCATGGAGCGTAGCAGAACATATAAGTTTGCCAAGTGGATTAGTAGAAAGATCTTTCTAGACCATGGCATAATCATACCTGTATCCAAGCTATTAGGTTGGACAGACAAGATGAGTCATGATGAGCACGATCTGTTCCTGATGTATGAGGATTATATGGACAGCATGAAAGATGTAATCACCATCATTGATGGACCAGAGAACCCAATTGGTATAGCAAAGCATCTAAGAGACCACGCATTAGCTAATGGTGTAATAGAAGATGTAGATCAATACAACAAGAAGTACATTCCTAACAATGAGAATGAAATCACTATTGTTGTTGTTGACCATATAGGCCTATTAAAGCCAACTAAAGACTATCCCACAAAGAAGCAATCCATAGATAAGATGTCAGATGAGCTTAGATATGCTCGTGACATGTATGGATATACTCCTGTGATTGTCAGTCAGTTCAATAGAGACATATCCAATCCTATTAGAATTAAGAATGGTGACGTAGAACCACAGCTAGAGGATTTTGCTGAGAGCTCACAGACACAAAATGATGCTGATGTCGTCCTAGCACTGTTTGACCCTATGAGATATAAGGTACCAGACCCTAGTGGATATGATGTAAACAAATTAAGAGATGAGTTTGGTGCAAAGTATTTCAGATCATTGAGACTAATTAAGAATAGTTATGGTGAAGATGATGTGAGAATAGGACTGGGCTTCCTTGGCCATGTTGGTATGTTCAAAGAGCTACCAAAGGTTAAGTATATGAATGAAAACGTGTATAATGAAATTATTAATAAAACTTTCTTTTTAAACAAATGATATGAAATTAAATGTTAAAACCTACAATACATTACCTACAGGTAAAAGTCATTGGTGGCAGGTAGTTGTATTACCTACAATGAGTGTGATGAACAACATACAAAAACATGACCCATATGTAGCGTTCAATCTTGAATGGTTATTTTGGTCATTCACAACAATATTAAGCTATGGCAAAAAAGGAACTCTCGCTACGAGATAAGAGACAACAGGAGTTTGCTCAGGTGTTTCTAGACCATGGAGAGTTTGGTATTCTAAACTTGTGTCCCAGGTTTGGCAAGATAAATGTGTCCATTAATATATTAGAAAAACTGGACAAAGACATCAACATTCTCATAGCATATCCTGACATAAAGATTAAGAATGCATGGGAAGAGCATTTCCTGGCTAGAAAGTATAAGAATAGGAATATGACTTATACCACCCACATGTCGCTTAAAAAGCACACAGGTGGTGTTTATGACATTGTTATACTAGATGAGATACATTTACTCTCTGAAGCACAAATAGAGGCTGTAAAGGAGCTAAAATGCATTAGTGTGCTTGGATTAACAGGTACACTCTCATCACATACAGAACAAACATTAGGAACAGAGCTAAAACTACCTGTCTTAGCTACTTATTCCATAGAACAAGCCATTAAAGAAGGAGTTGTAACAGACTATGAAATCACAGTGGTAGGGGTAGCACTTGATAACACAGTACAGAACAACTACAAAGGCAAATGGAAAACTGAGAAGCAGCAGTTTGATGCATATGGTTGGGTGATAGATCAACTGGAAAAGACTGGCAAGAGCACAATGTTCTTACGTCTAGCCAGAATGAGACTCATTCAGAATAGCATTGCTAAGCTGCATAAGACACAAGCCCTATTAAAGGCACATAAAGATGATCGTGTCCTAGTGTTCTGTGGTCTGACGAAGATAGCAGATTCACTAGGCATTCCTGTCTATCATAGCAAAGCAGGAGATAAACAAATCTTTGATGACTTTGCTACAGGTAAGGGAAACCATTTAGCTGTGGTGAAGATAGGTAACACTGGTGTAACATATAAACCACTTAATCGTGTGATTATCAATTACTTTGATAGCAATGGTGAAAACCTAGCACAAAAGATTAATAGATGCATGGCTATGGAATACAATACACCTGATAAGAAATCACACGTTTACATTGTATGCTCTACAGAAGATGTAGAAAAAAAGTGGCTTAGAAAAGCACTAGAATTTTTTGATAAAGACAAAATTAAATATGTATGAAAGTAGATTTAGTAGAACAAACAGAACCATTTAGTGATGATATTTGGTATGGTGTAAGAGTCAATGGTTCATCAGTAAAATGGAGTAGAGATAAAGAGGTTGCAGAGGCCATTTATAATGATATACTGAACAATCCAGATGTAACAAAAACTAAAGAAATTATTTTGAAATCTCAACAAGTTGATGTACCTTTGGAGGAAACAAATCAGTAAAAACATGGCAAGCAAATTAATTGGAATTGTTGGTTCAACAGGAACTGGCAAGTCAACATCAGTGAAACATTTAGATCACAAAGAAACATTCATCATTAACGTAGCAAAGAAAGAGCTTCCTTTTAAAGGAGCAGAAAAGCTATACAATGCTGAGAACAAGAATTACAAGGAAATAGATGATGCTATTACTATTGTACAACAATTAGTAAAGATATCAGAAGGACAACCTCACATCAAGAACGTCATTATTGAAGACTCTAATTACATTATGGGTTTCAATATTGTATCAAAAGCTGACCAAGTGGGATTTACCAAGTTTACGCTAATGGCTAAAGACATGGTGGAACTATTTAGAACAGCAAGGAAGTTAAGAAATGATCTTAAAGT